AAACAGCCTTAAATCAAAAAAGCTATCCACAAAAGTGGAAAGCTTTTCATTGGTCTAACTACTAAACCGTGCTACGAGTTACAAAGTCGTAGCGAAAACAACACAACTATTTTAAATGCTTTTATGGGGCAAAAAAGCGATTCATCTCTGAATCGCTTCTTCCCAATTTTAGCGGTCTGGACGGGACTAATCCGTGTTGAGTTACTTAGTACGTTATCAATGACTTACATTGTTATGTCTTTTTTATGTCACCGAATTGTTTGTCTTTTTCATTAATTTACAGCGTTTGTTTATCTATAAACAGCAGTTGTTACTTCTTTTAAGCAATAACAACAGTCTCTCATTAATCCTCTTAATAAGATTTAAAAGTAACGTTTTTAAAATAAAAAAGACGGTTTTTACACCGCCTTTAGTTCTAGGAATATTTCCAAAGAAATCCACCGCTCTGTTCCCGTTCGCCTCGACAGCATCTAGCGATACAGGTCTTGGAGATACGTGAAATTCTACTGGCTTCTGCTACAGAAATATAATGAGCCAATAAGTCGCCTTTTAGACTGTATTGTATAACCTCTTTTTTTCTCGCATCAGAACTGGTAATGAATTCACTTGTACAGGAATAGCTCCAGTAAAAACCTTTGCAAGTTTTATCTATGTTCAGACAAACATTGCTTATGCTCTTTTTGGTTGCACTTACTGCATTAGCCGCACTGGTTAGATCATCGTAGCTATTGAGTAATTCTCCTGTCCCTACACTGTATTGATAAACTTTCTTTTTAAATCCTCCTGAGCCTTTATTTGAATTATAACCTGCTTCAAAACTATTATACTTCAATATATATTCTGCTTCTTTTTCTGCGAGTTCATTGATATTTGAGGCAGTATCAACGTGCTCCCAATTGAAGGCATCGAAACCATAAGTTCCTAATGCTTCTTGAAAATAACTGCCAAGTCCATTTTTGGATTTTCGTTGGTGGTCTATTTTCCTTTCTTCAATTGATTTTGTTGTAGCGCCTATATAAACTTCTTGTGTTTGGTTGTTGACCACCTTATAAACCAAGTAATTCTCCTTCTCCTTTTTCATCTTCATTTTCTCTTTTAAGTTTATATACTCCTTTTTCCAGTCTTTCTATTTTACCTTCTGCAGTCAATTTCTTTAGTAATGCATAAAGTGTGTCTTTAGCCATTGTTTTAGAATCGTTACTTACAAACATCTTCATTAAGTCCGCACTTAAAATGCTCTGACTACCCTGACTACTCTGAAAATAGTTATAAATCAAATCTTTGTTTGTTGAGTCTTGTCTTTTGTCAGGCTTTGTTGTGGAATACAAATGATACTTGTTAGCTTCTCCTTGTTTTTCAAGCCAATTTTCTTCATTAATTTTATATAGGATTGCTTTGGTATCATCTGTTTCAATGTATTTGTTATAAAGCATACATAAATACTTACCCCCATTCTCTGTGGGGATATTACTCATTCCTAGTGCATATTCGAATTCTTGACAAACAATTCTACTTCCTGCAATACTATCTTGAGTAATTGGCTTATCATTGCCTTTTACGTTATGATGTATAATAATGATTGTCTTTTTTAATGCTGAGATGTGTTCTCTAAATGTTCTCACAAATTTTATGCAAACCTCGCTCGATTCTATTTGTCCTTTTACTAAATGAGAAAGCGAGTCAATGAAAATCACATCTGCTTCTGAGTCAATTATACATTCCCTTAATTTTATCCAATCCTCTTCAGAATTTATAAACTCAGGAAAATCGTCTGGGGGAATCGATAAATAGTTTTCATCGAAGTGGGTTCTTTCAGATGTTGTAAGTTTTGAAATTTGTTTTATGTTACGGCGAGTGCGTAAGCCGTAACTTTCTTCAAGATTAACAAACAAAATCTTTTTAGGGATTCCTGATAAAGGAAAATCTAAATACTCTACTCTGCCAACAGCAATGGAAATCGCCAAGTTCTCAGCCATTGTTGTTTTTCCGGTTTTACTTAAACCAACAAACAATCCTTTAGAACCCTCAACAATTCCATTCCAGAGAATTGTTGGTTCGGGTTCACTTTCTACTCTTAGAATTAAATCACTAGCTTTAGTGACAGTAATTTTCTTTTTAACAAACTCATCTCCTGAAGTTGTTTCTACATTTTCATTATTCATATTTTAACATTTATTAATTTTGTTTCTCAGGTGACTTTCTAAACTACTTTGCGGGTCAGCCTAGTAAGGGTAGTCAGTATATCTGAGTATTTATAAACGCAAAAATATAAATAGATAAAATTACAGGGTGGGCTATTACGGGGTATAAAATTACCCCGTGTTAATTATCTAAAAAACTAAACAAATCTTCTTCAATATCATCTAGCCTTTGTCTCGACACATTACTTATCGGTTGTCTTACAATACTCGTTTTAATAGCAGGAAGCAAATCTCCAAGATCATCATTTGCATTCTTAATAATGTGATTTTTATTACCCTTTTCATATGTAATACTTCTTTCGACAAACCTACCTAGATCCGCTCTAGTAGTGTCTTTGGAGAAGACTCCTTTCTTATATAGAGAATAAAATAAAAGCAGAGATTCCGATTTACTAAGTGATAGGTTTAGCTTCAGGGAAGGGAAATACTTTTCTTCAAGTAAATTCATTTCATCAAGGATGTTATTCCATTCTTTTTCTATAAAAATCTGAATATCACTTTTTGGGTCTTTATTAATATTTTTTAGGAGTAAATTACGGATTTCACTCTTTTTATAGGAGAACAAGTCTGCTAAGATTACATCTTTGTGATTTATCCTTTCTTTAATATCTTTCTTTAAGTTTAAAAGATAAGCGGATTTTCCTTTTTCGATGCCAGGGTTGAAGTAATCTAAATAGAAGTTGTAGCTGTGAAAAATATAGTCTCCGCAAGGTTCTCCTTGCTCATCATATCTTTCAGACATTATTTCAATCTCATTGAGTTCTAAATCTGGATTAGGCATCTTTTCTTTACCGTCTTCATCCGTTCCGTAATCGTAGAAAATATGGTCTAGAGAAAGAAAACTACGTTTAATTTCAAAAAAATATTCCTTTTCAATTATCTTAACAATATCGATTTTCGGAATTATAAGAGACTGCTTTTCATTCATAACATAAATTTATTTGTTAATGTGGCTAATTTATCTAAACGAATCCATATTGGAAAAACCGGTCAAATTGACCACCCTATTCCAGTGCAAATTGACCACCAGTATCGGAGCAAACTGACCACCACTTTCCAGTCTAAATTGACCACCTAATTTTGGGATAAATTAAGCATTAAAAACTACTGACTTTTTCATGATGTTAGCACCATACATTCGTTAAAAAAAATACGGATTATGGCAAACAAAATAACAGACATGAGTAAAATTAGAAAAGCAATTAAATTCTATTGTAACGGAAAAAGTAAGTTATTCATAAGTAAATACTTATCACTTTCCAGAAATACGGTAAAGAAGTATATTTCATTATTTGAAGTTCTTGGATTAAGTTTAGAAGTAATTAATGAAAAAACAGATGCCGAACTGGAACTTTTGTTTTCACACACTACCGTGGAATCAATCAGTCCCAAATTGCAGACTGTCCATAATTTTTTTCCTAAAATGGAACGGGAGCTAAAAAAAGTCGGCGTTACCATACAACACCAGTGGGAGCAATATATTGCATTAAATCCAGATGGTTACAAGAGCTCACAATTTAGCCATCATTACAAAATATGGGGTAAACGGGTGAATCCCGTAATGCACATCAATCACAAAGCTGGTGATAAAATGTATGTAGATTATGCTGGAAAAACACTCTCCATTATTGATAAAAGCACGGGAGAAATCAAAGAAGTGCAGTTTTTTGTAGCCATATTGGGAGCTAGCCAATATACCTATGCCGAAGCTTCGATGAGCCAACAAAAGGAAGATTTTGTTGCTTCGGTAGAAAATGCCATGCGTTTTTTTGAAGGCACTCCTGCGGCAATTGTTCCAGATAATTTAAAGTCTGCGGTAATAAAAAGTAGTCGTTTTGAACCAACAATAAACGAAACCTTAGCTGATTTAGCCGAACATTACCAAACTACAATCTTGCCTGCCAGGGCTTATAAACCACGAGACAAATCATTAGTTGAAGGAGCTGTGAAGATACTGTACCGAAGGATTTATGTAACTCTAAAAGAAACCAAATTCTTTTCATTGGAAGAATTAAACCAGCAGGTATGGGATTTATTGGACACTCATAACAGTCGAAAACTCACTGGACGTCCTTACTCTCGTATAGAATTGTTTTTAGAAGATGAGCAACAACAACTGCGAGCACTGCCCCAAGAACGTTTTGAAATCAAATACCAATCCTTTGCTACAGTGATGCAAAACGGACATGTTCAATTAAGTCAAGACAAAAATTACTACAGTGTTCCATATCAATACGTAAAGAAAAAAGCCAAACTATTGTATACCAAATCCACAGTCGAGATCTATTATAAATACAATCGAATAGCCATCCATGCACGAAATTACAGACCTTATGTTTATACCACAACTCCGGAACATTTGGCCAGCACACATCAATTTGTAGCCCAGTGGAGTGCTGCCCGCTTCATTGATTGGGCAAGTAGTATTGATGAGTCAGTAGGAGAATATATTATGCAGATAATCGAAAGCAGAAACCATCCTGAACAGGCTTATAAAAGTTGTTTGGGAATACTGAACTTCGAAAAAAAGGTAGGCAAGCAGCGATTAATAAATGCCTGTAAACGGGCACTTGATTTTAAAATTTACAATTTTAAGACGATACAAAATATTTTAGAAAACAACTTGGACCTTATTGATTTTGAACAAGAACCCGAGCAGGAACTCCCAAATCACGGTAACATAAGAGGAAAACAATATTATAACTAAATTAAATTTTGAAAACATGAATGAATCCACAGTAACAAAAATGAAACAAATGAAGCTTTATGGCATGCATAATGCATTTAAAACAGCCATTGAAAGTGGAAAAACAGACCACTACACACTCGATCAGTTTGTATCGATGATTATTGATGCCGAATGGGATGAAAGGCACAATCGGCGTATTGCCCGCAGTATCACCAATGCCAAATTCCATTACAAGTCAAATATTGAAAGCATCAATTTTGACCCAACTCGTAATCTGGACAGAAACACGGTACTGCGTTTGGCAGAATGTGAATTTGTAGAAAAAAACGAAAACATATTAATCACGGGAAGCACCGGAGTTGGCAAAAGTTACTTAGGCACCGCATTAGGTTATCAGGCCTGTATACAAGGTTTTAAAGTGAGTTATTTTAATACCTCGAAGTTGTTTGCTAAATTAAAAATGGCCAAAGCAGACGGTTCTTACCTCAGGGAACTTGCCAAAATAGAAAGGCAAGACGTTATTATATTGGACGATTTTGGACTCCAAGCATTGGATAGTCATAACCGAATTACCCTTTTGGAGATTATTGAAGATAGACATAATAATGGTTCCATAATCGTGACCTCACAAATCCCAGTACAAGGCTGGTATGACATCATTGGAGAAAAAACCATAGCCGATGCGATTCTGGATAGACTCATACATCAATCTCACCGACTTGAACTACATGGAGAATCTATGAGAAAGAAAAGAGGTATAAACAAAACGTAATATTTTAAGTATATTTGAATACTAATTAACAGATGAAAAAAAGTAGTTTTTAATGAAAAATGGAGGTGGTCATTTTGCTCCGGAATTAGGTGGTCATTTTGAATTGGAATCAGGTGCTCACTTTAAATTGGAATTGGGTGGTCAATATCACTGGAATTTACACTAACAACAGCAATAATGTATTGCTAGTCTATGGTTATAATGATTCCGATACTAATGTAAGTAATGACAGGACAAGAGATGTAAATGCAAAATGCCATACAAGTAGCTGTATTGGTCTATGGAATAGAGAACATACTTATGCTCGTTCATTGGGAACACCTAATTTAGGTGATTATTTAGCTGGTTCAGACGCTCACCATTTGAGAGCTTGCGATAGTCAAATGAATAGTTTAAGAAGTAATAGAATTTATGATAATGGAACAGGTAACGCATCAGTTTTATCAAATGGAAATTGGTACCCTGGTGATGAATGGAAAGGTGATATCGCAAGAATGATGATGTATATGTACGTTCGTTACCCTACACAATGTTTAGCAACAACCATCGGAGCAGGATCCACCTCTTATTCTAACTATGGTGATATGCCAAATATTTTTTTAGATTGGAATGTGCAAGACCCAGTTTCACAATATGAACTGAATAGGAACAATGTCTTAGGAACAATTCAAGGAAATAGAAATCCTTTTATTGATAATCCTTACTTAGCAACTAAAATATGGAATGGAACTCAAGCAACAGACACCTGGGGATTGCTTTCTATTAGGGATATAAGCTTGAATCCAATAGTAATTTACCCAACCATTACAACAGAATATATTTATGTTTTAAACCCAACTAATAAAACCTACTCTTATTCAATTTACAATGTTATGGGGCAATGTATAAAGTCAAATACAACCATGGATAAAATTGATGTTTCTAACAGTTCAAAAGGAATGTACTTTATTAATTTGTCAAATGAAACTCAATCCAATACTTTTAAGATCCTATTGAAATAAAATGTAATAACCTTATTTTAATTTTTTAGCTAACTGTACCATTTGTTCACTAACTTTCCGCTGAACAACTTTTCCATAGCTTTCTTGAGTGACAATCATATTTGAATGTCCAAGTAACTCAGAAACAATTTCCATTGGAATGTCATTGTATAGCAAAACGGTTGAAGCAAATGTTTTTCTTGCTGTGTGATGTGTAATACGTTTATTAATGCTTGTGATAACAGCAATCTCTTTTAGATAAGAGTTGAATTTCTGGTTACTTAGAGAAGTAAATATGAAATCATCCTCGGTTGAATACTTATCAATGATTTTTTGTGCTTTAGGAAGGATTGGAATAGAGATTTGACGCTGCGTTTTCTCTCTTTTCATCTGAATCCAATTCCTCTTATCAAAACCGATCTGGATATTATTCTTCTTAAGATTTGCCATCTCATTATAAGCTAATCCAGTATAACAACAGAAGATGAATAAATCCTGAATCATACACAATCTTTTTGGTTGTAAAACTGCTTTTTCTAGAGTCTTGAGTTCTTCTGGAGAAAGGAATACAACCTCTTTTCGGATGGTTTTTGATTTATAAAGTATGAATGGGTCTCTATCTAAATAACCTTCGGAAATGGCTCGTTTTATAGGCGTTCTAAGCCGTTGAATCTCCTTGTTGATAGTTATTTGCTTTTGGCTTTTCTCGGTCTTTAAGAAGTAGTCAAAATCATCCAGAAACTGTAAATTCAACTCTTCTAAAGATAAATCAGGCCTTTTATATTTCGATTTTATAAAGGCTTCTAAATCCTTACCAACATACGCGAATTTATCATACGTATTTTGTTTTATCTCTAATCCTATAAGCTTTTTAATTCTTGATAAGTACTGATTGTAATAGGATGATATGTATTCTTTCTTTTTGATTTCAACACCTTTGTATTCATTGCATATATCCTCAAGCGAGTACTTTTTTCCTTGTAGTTGAAAAACTAAAGCTATATTATAAATCTTAACCTGAAGTCGCTCAATCTGTGCATTAATATACTTATGATTAGCTTCATGAGGGGTTACTTTTTGATGCTTGTTATTCCAATAGCTTGGATTTACAAAATGTCCTGTAGAGAATTGTTTTCTTCCCTTGTTTAAGGTGATTCTGCAATGAACAGAACTTAATCCTTTTCGATTGATTCTACTAGTGTTTATTACAAACAGAACCGTGATTTTTTCCTGTTGCATAATTCAGTTGATTTTAAGTTGAACAATAGATATATCATTCAAATTTAAAAACAACAAGAGAAAGATTAAAAGGAGATTTGAAAAAATTAATCCTTCATAAAAGAAAAACCGTTATTACTGGCAATTGTAATCAAAGGCTGAATACTTTCTTTGTATCGTAGATAATCAAATCCATTACTACCATCCAAGTCAGGAAAAATAGTAAGATACTCTTCTAGATACTTGTTTTTAGAGTTTTGACTCTTAACAATCTCAAAGGCTGTTTTTTGAAGGTTAAAAAACTTATCAAAATACTTTTCTACTGAGGGAAGCTTATCGCTTTTAGAGGAATTAAAGTTTTTATCAATAGGAATTAAATTCCAAATCAAATCGTGAGAAACAAAAGCGTGTGGAACGAAATGATCTAATGCGTATTTTTTTTCGTCATAAACTAATTTATTTTCTGTGAAGATACACTCTACAGAGCCCAATTCATTAAACACTAATTTCCAGTATTCATTAGTTTGTTTGGTCAAGGAATTTCTTGTAATTGCTTTGTTTATCTTATTTGGAATATCAGGAACGTTTGGATTTCTTTTCTGCAAAAATAGAGATAAATTCCAATAGCAAAAGTCTTTGAGCAACTTTGAATTAGATACTAAATAAGATGTCCAAAAAGGATTAATATTAATATAGTCCTTCTCTAGACTGTAAATGCATCCATTATCAAAATCTCGAGATAAAGAAT